TCACCCGAAATAAAAAATGGGGCAATACTTGGTTTGATTACAAAATGCCAAGGCGGCTCCCTCGCTTCGTCAACCCTCGTTGGCTATATAGAAACAGTTTGGAATTAGGAGAATAAAATGGGATTCACAAGTCAGGACGACCTTATCAATCAAATAACCGAAAACGCAAAAACAGATAGCGTTTTTTATTCAAAGACACTTCCTGCGGCTGGTACGGCTGGCGCGTGGACTGACTTAGGTGATGCGGCAGGGATTCCAGTTGCCAACACATACGGCGCATCCGACCTGACATTTACGGATATGACAGAAACCTTTTCCGAAGGTGCTTTGTATCACGGCGGTGACGTTGACCCAGCGACAAAACATTTTCTAAATGCTGGCGTTTCTGCTACAGCGGCGGCAGGCGCACCATGGTATTTAACGTGTATTGATACCGTTGGATATGTGAAGCTATCAGGCACAAACGTAACAACCACAGGCACAAAGACAGTCACCATGACGGCCCTCGGTGGCGGTGCGCGGTACCCAAACGGCATAGGGCTTCGCATGTTTATGACTGCACAGGGCGCGGCATTGGGCGCAAACGCCCCGACATGCATCGTAAACTATCTCGATACAGGCGGCGGTGCAGGAGCGACCACAACCTTTACATCAACCGCATCGGCTACACGCGGAAGTATCATCAACACAGGCGCGGCGGCAAACAAATACAATCCGTTCTTGCCGCTTGCCGCAGGCGATACGGGCGTAAGCGATATTGTGAGCGTGGTATGGTCTGGTACGGCTCACGCATCTGGCACAGTTATTTTGAAGCTGGTTAAACCGCTTTGGACGCTTCCAATTCCTGCCACTGGTATTTACACAAAAGCTGATTTTGTTAATGCGATACCATCTATGCGTAAAATTCCTGATGGCGCGTGCTTGCAATTTATCTTATTCCAAACGGGCGCGACAACTTCGGGCGGTACAGTGATTGCTGATTTTGATTACGCGTATGGTGGATAATGCTACTGCAAAACGGGTATAGTGCGTCATTTGGTTCTTTGCGTTTTTTTGGCGCAGGGACGATCAACGGCGCATATCCAAACATAGCGCAAAACATTGGATATTTAACAGGACAGCAACGCAACATCTTTATGGGCGATGCTGATATTGACCCGAAATCTTCTATCCCTGACGGAACTAGACACCCCGTTGCGTGGCAAATGCCCCAAAAAGCAGGCGGGTTATCATGCCGCAATAACGTATATGGATCGGGCACTTTAGTAGCCTCTGCCCTTGCGGTCAAACTTGCTGAAGCGGATTTGACAGGAACAGGTGAACTTGATGCCATAGGTGGTTTGGTCGTTCAACTATTGGCAGACCTTATAGGCTCTGGAGAAATATCGGACGCTGACTTAAAGGCGTTCTTACAAGCTGTCGCAAGCCTTACAGGTAGTGGTGTGGCCGCTGGTACGAGAACGGGCATAGGTGCGCTTATATCCGCCATTACGGGGGATGGTACTGCCGAAACCAGTGTTGCCACGGGAACGGGTGAACTTGATGCGGATTTGGTTGTAACTGGTACTGGCCTAACGACTGGCAACGTGGGGGCGGCTGTGTGGGCGGCTTTGGCAGCGGCAAACAATGTTTCGGGCACGATGGGCGAGAAGCTTAATGATGCTGGTAGCGGATCTAACCCTTGGACGGAAGTTATCGAAAGCGGATTCACAGCGGCGGAGATTTTACGCATACTGGCGGCTGTTCTCGCTGGTAAAGTTTCTGGAGCAGGAAGTGGAACTGAGACATTTGTTGGAATAGATGGTACAACTGACCGCGTTGTTAGCACGGTTGATACTAGCGGAAACAGAACTTCGGTGACGCTCGATGGCTCTTAATCATTTTAAGGCAGTACATTTTAGGGCTAAACATTTTATTACCATTTGTGGTATATTTGATATAAGTGGAATTTCATTCCTACTTCGTAGAAGGCGCAGAGCATAATGGCCCCCAAAGATCAAACTCAGGAATATGTAACCAAGCTCGGCCAGATGAGAGGCGGGCGCAATAACTATGACAGTTATTGGCAAGAGGTAGCTGACTTTACGCTTCCCAAGCGCGACTTTAACACCGTGCGTGAGCCGGGGACGCGCCGCATGAGCAATTTATACGATTCGACTGCCATCCACGCCACGGAGCAATTGGCTTCTGGTTTGCACGGCATGTTGACCCCGCCTTCTTCCAAATGGTTTTTCCTTCGTTCGGGTGTGTCAGGCAATGGGGATGAGGCCCGCGCTTGGCTTGATGGTGCCACAGAGTACCTATCAGGCGTGTTCTCATCCCCTGAGTCCTCTTTCGCCACGAGCGTATTCGAGGCTTACCTTGACCTTGTGGCGTTCGGCAACGCGGCCATGGCGGTTGTGGTTTCCAACGGTAAGATCAATTTCATTACGAAACGTCTCCGTAACTGCTGGATAGCAGAGAACGATGATGGCGTGGTCGATACGCTTTATATTTGCGAAAAAATGCTGCCAAGCAACATGATCCGCAAATTCGGTTTAGAGAATGTCAGCGACAAGGTTGTGAAGGCTTACGAGGGCAATCAGGACGTTAAATTCGAGGTTCTGCACGTTATCGAGCCACGCAAAGAGAACAAAGGTCGCGGAGCGGCAAAGAATTTGAAGCCGTTCAAGTCCTGCTTTATCGACCTTGATAACAAAAAGATTATGGCCGAAGAAGGCTTTGACGACTTCCCGTTCCTGTACCCGCGCATGAGCAAGCGTTCGGGCGAGACTTACGGTTACGGCCCCGGCATGAACGCGCTGGCCGAAGTGAAAGAGCTTAACAAAATCGCGGAGATTATGACCCGCGCAGCTTCCAAGAACATCGACCCGCCGCTTCTGGCACCTGCTGAGGGGCTTATCCTGCCGCTTCGCCTTGACCCTGCTGGTATCAATTTCTACAACCCTGACCTTGGCGAGCCTAAATTCTGGCAGAACGGTTTCCAGCCGAATTACTTCGAGAGCGTGCTTGAGTACAAACGCGCACTTGTGAACAAAATGTATTATGTGGACTGGATGAACCTACCACAGATCGACAGGCAGACAACCGTGGAAGTTATGCAACGCGCCCAAGAGGGACAGCGCATGATGAGTCCGATGCTATCGCGCCTGCACTCCGAGTTTTTGTCGCCGCTTATCCGCCGCGTTCTTTACTTGGCACTGGACAACGGCTTTATTCCACGCCCGCCAGAAGAGCTACAGGGGGCGGACGTATCTATCGAGTACACATCGCCCATGTCTATCGCACAACGCGCCACCGCTTCTCAGGCGGTCTTACAGGGCCTTACCATCGCCGCGCAATTGGCGCAGTTCGATCAATCGTTCCTTGGCCGCGTCAATGCCGATGCCATCTTCAAGGACCAAGCCCTCAATACCTACGCATGGCCGATGGCTTACTTGCGCTCCGATGATGAATTGGCGGAGATGCAGGCACAGCAAGCCGAACAGCAAGCGGCGGCGCAGCAAGCGGCTGAGATCGAGTCCTATTCCAAATCAGCTAAAAACGTAGCGGGAGCTATGGGAGACTTGCAGGGTGTCTAAGAAAAAAGTTACGCCTATCGACTATATCAAGCTTTATCAGGAAGTTTTCGGCACCAAGCAAGGCGAGATGGTGCTGATGGACATTTGTGAGAGAGCGCGGGTTTTAAAGCCCTTCCCCATGCGCGGTGAGTTGGCACTGGATCTTTCGTTTTGTGAGGGTCAAAGACAGCTTGCATTGGATATTCTTTTAAAAGTAAACTACGATCTTAATAAATTACTAGAACAACGTGAACAAAATCAAATAGAGGTGAGTAATGAGTGATATATCCGTCGATACCCCCGCGCCCGTAGTGGACGCACCCGCACCTGTAGCGGCCCCCGCGCCCGTAGCAGAGCCATCCCCACGCGAGAAGTTCTTAGGCTCCCTGCCTGAGATGTATCGCGCCGATCCTGCGTTTGGAAATTTCAATAGCTTGGAAGATATGGCGAAGTCCTATTCCAATGCCGCTAGAATGGTTGGTATGGACAAAAACCAGATTGTTGCGTTGCCGAAAGAGGACACGCCCGAAGCGATGGCCCCGATTTGGGACAAGCTTGGTCGCCCTTCCGAGGTTAAAGGCTACGAGATCGAGCAATTCAAAGAGACGTTGCCGCCTGAGATGCTTGGCAAATATGCCGAGATCGCCCACAAGAACGGCATTAGCAAGGCTGGCTTCAATTCCATTATTGCCGAGTTTGTGAACGAGTCCAAGACAGCGCAGACCGCCGCTCAGGAACAAGAGGCTTTGCAGGTTGGTGAGTGGCAGAACGAAGTCAAGAAAGAATACGGCGCGGCCTACGAGCAAAAGATCGCCTTCGCTCAAAAAGCAGTTGAGAATTTCGGCCTGACCGAGATTGTCAGCGCAAACCCGTCTTTCTTCGAGCATCCAGCGCTTATCAAGGCACTTGTGACCATTGGCGAGAAAACATCCGAAGGGTTGGTATTGGGCAACGGTGACGTTTCCCATGGCAAGCTGGCCCCGAACGAGGCCAAGATGGAGATTGCGCGGTTTAACTCTGACCCTGCCATCATAAAAATCCTGATGGATAAGACACACCCGCAGCATGGATTTATGACCAAAAAACGCGCCGACTTATTCAAGTACGCTTATCCAGAATAATTCGCGTTGACTTGTAATATTAGGTTATGGCATATTTAATGGGCGTTGAGGACAACTTGGCATAAGCCAAACCCTATGCGCCAAAAACTACTATTCGGAATCCAGTCTAGTTGGGACAACCCGCCACGCGGACCCCTTTCATCCTAGAAGGACAATTCTGAGAACAAAGTATCGTGATTAGCATGGTGCTAATCATTGTTTTCATTTGTCTTTTAGGAGAAAAAAGATGTCTTTTACGAACCCCCCAACCTCTTTTGTACAAGAGTATGCCTCTACAGTACAAATGATGGCACAACAAACGGCCAGCAAATTGCGTAATGCAGTTATGGTCGAAAATCCTGTAGGCGAACGCCACTACTTCGAGCTTTACAACACGAACGGCGACATGAATTCTGTCACCACGCGCTTCGAAGATATTCAACCTTCGGACACGCTGTTTGAACGCCGCGCCGTTGACTTGCTGGACTATGACTTCAGCCAGTTCGTTGACTCGTTCGACAAACTGAAAATGCTGATCGACCCTACATCCTCGATCATTCAAGCCCAAACCGCTCAATACAACCGTAAGATCGACGATGTTATCATCGCTGGCCTCTACGCTGATATGAAAACGGGCAAAACGGGTTCCGGTACGTCCGCACTCACCCAAACCGTTGCTATCAACTCTTGGGCCTACGGTACGGGTACGGGCAACTCCAACCTGACGATCTCCAAAATCATCGAAGCAATGTCCACGTTTGATGCTGCTGATGTTGACATGAACGAGCGTTACTTGGTTATGGACCCTGTAAACCACGCGAAACTTTTGGCGACTGCCGAAGCTACAAGCTCTGACTTCATCACGAGCCGTTCCCTTGAAACGGGCGAAGTTGATGGTCTGTGTAACTTCAAGTTCATCAAATCCACGCGCCTTCCTACGGATGGCTCTGGATACCGTCGCTGCTTTGCGTTCCAAAAAACAGGTATGGCTTTGGCTATTGCTAAAGAGCCTACTGTCGATGTTACGCAGCGCAAAGACAAACGTGGTCAGCCTTGGCAGGCGTACCTTGCAACTTCTCTGGCTGCTACCCGCCTTGAGAACAGCAAGGTTACCGAAATCAAGTGCTTGGCTACATAATCACTTTAACAATAGGAGACTAAAACTATGGCTACTTTTTACGCAACTACGGCAACGGATGTATTCAATACGAATCCTCCAGTTAAAGCCTCTCCTGCCGCGCACGGTGGTATTGTTCGTTGTTTGACGGACAGCATTACCTACGCATCGCAAGCATCCGGCTCTACGCTTGTTTTCGGCGGCGGTTATCTTCCAGTCGGCGCACGCGTTCTTTACGGTACGCTTACAACGTCTGTAACAACTGGTTCCGCTACGGTATCTGTTGGTATCTCTGGTTCGACAGCAAAGTACAAAGCCCTCGCCGCGTACACGACTGCTGATGTTCCTTTGGTGTTTGGCGTTACCGCCGGACTCAACACGGCACTTACGGCACAAGAGCAAATTATCGTGACTACGGGCGGCGCATCGCTTCCCGGTTCCGGTACGCTCACTTTGTCCTTGTTCTATGTGGTTGACTAAACCGCTCACCTCGGTTTAATCGAAAGCGCAACCTGCTTAGTGGTTGGGTCGGCTAGCTATAGCCCCACTTTTTTCATGGAGGCTAGGCTTGTCTATCAGCGAAGTAGAGATTTGTAACTTAGCCATTGCCAAGGTCGGCTCTGACTCTTTCATAACGTCATTGGCTGACCCCGATATAAAAACAGCGCGGCTTTGCTCGATATTTTACGGGCCGATTAGAGACAGCCTTTTGCGCTCCCACCTTTGGCGTTTTGCGAGAAAGCAATACCAGCTTGCCCCGCTTGTCGAAGAGCCATTGTTTGACGATGGTAATTATTTCCAGATGCCCACGGACTGCCTTCGCGTTGTCGTTCCAAATGACGAGTATTTTGAAACTTATGGCCGATGGAGCGTAGAGGGTAACAAGATATTAGCTGATACTGATTTGCTCAATATAGTTGGTATTGCGAAGATAACGGACACGAGCTATTTCGACCCCATCTTTACGGAAGCATTGGCGACAAGAATAGCGCATGAGTTGGCTATGCCGTTGGCGCAGTCCGCAGAATTGAAGCAGGTCTTGAAGGATGATATGCGTGAGCTTACCATCCGTGCCGCCCACGTTGGCGCAACGGAGCAGGACAGCCAGAAATTCATTTCAGAGGTTCTGATACAGGCGCATAGATAATGGGTCAGAATATTGAAGTAATTCAATCGGTGTTTAACAGAGGGGAGCTTTCCCCTCGTATCATAGGTCGCCTTGACCTTGACGCATATTACAATGCTCTAAAGTATTCCGAGAATTTCATCCCGTTCCCGCAAGGCGCGATTACAAAGCGCAACGGAACGTATTATGTCGCAACTGTCAAAGACAGCGCGGATGTTACGCGTTTGATACCTTTCCGCTTCTCGACGGTCCAAAACTATATCATCGAGGTTGGCGACCTGTATTTCCGCTTCTACCGCAACCGTGGGCAGGTCGAGTCCAGCCCCGGCGTTCCGTATGAGCTTGTGACCCCGTGGCCTTCTAGCGTGTTGCGTGAGCTTAAATTCGTGCAGTCCTTTGACCGCCTGTATGTTTTCCACAAGGACTATCAAACCCGCGTTATCACGCGCACGTCCGATACGGCGTGGACCATAGACTTGCTGACATTTATCGACGGGCCTTTCCTGCCCATTAACAGCACAACGACAACGATTACTCCCTCGGTCACGACTGGAAGCGGGACGCTCACGGCTTCCGCTTCCCTTTTCGTGGCAGGAGACGTTGGCAGACAGGTCCGCATTAAGAACGGCGCGACCTACGGATGGGCGACCATTACGGCATATACAAGCCCAACCGTTGTAAACATGACTGTGGGCGGAACCTTCGCCGCGACTTCCGCAAACGCAACATGGGCCTTGGGCTATTTCGGCGGATCGCTCGGATGGCCTTCTGTCGGCACGATCTACGAGCAACGCATGATAATGGCGGCTACGGCAAGCTACCCCGCAACCGTCTTTGCGACCATCTCAGGCGGCTTTGGCACATCTGCCACGTTCTCGCCCTCGCAATTGAGCGGCACCGTCACGGACTCCGATGGCTTCGTTTACACGATTGGCGATGACCAAGTGAACCAGATCGAATGGCTTTCCTCTGGCAAGACGCTTCTCATCGGTACATCGGGCGCGGAACACTCCATGACGGGAGGCACAAGCTCTAACTACGCGCCTGTAACACCTACAAACGTGACCATCAAGCGCGAGTCCAAGATAGGCTCTCGCAATGACGTTCGCGCCCATAGGGTCGGCAACGCGGTTTTGTATGCGTCCAAGTCGGGTTTGAAAACCAGAGAGCTAAACTATGACTTCGGTATTGATAGCTATGTCAGCCGCGACGTTACCATATTCAACAACCACATTACAAAGTCGGGCATCCTTGACTGCGACTTCCAAGACGAGCCAGACCCGACCCTTTGGTGTGTGAGAACCGATGGCAAGCTTATCGGCTTTACCTACGAGCGTGAGCAAGAGGTCGAAGGATGGCATAGGCACTCGCTCGGCGGCACTGACACGGCGGTTAAGGCGGTGGCCTGCATCGCCAAGCCTGACACCAACGGGGATGACGTATGGCTTATTGTTTCGCGCACGATCAATGGCGCAACGGTCCAGACCATCGAGTACATCTATGACTATTTCGAGCCTGATGAGGGTAACGATCCGGCGGCGGGAAAAGAGTCCGCGTACTTCGTGGATTGCGGCCTGACCTATGATGGGCATTTAGCCGCAACGCTTACCCCGTCCGCCGTGACAGGCACGGGCATTACGTTCACGGCAGGCTCCTCCGTCTTTACGGCAGGCATGGTGGGCGATCAGATAAGATACGGCACATCCCGCGCCCTTATAACAGGCTATTCTAGCGGAACAGTGGTTACGGCCACGATCACGGTTGACTTCCCTAGCACGTCCGCTATCCCCTCTGGAGACTGGAGCGTTGCCACGAAGGACGTGACTGGCATGAGCCATCTGGAAGGCGAAGAAATCACGGTTTGCGCTGATGGTTATTATGCGGGCGACTTCACCGTTTCATCGGGCGGCTTCTCTATCACGGACTTTGCGAGCAAAATCCACGCTGGTTTTGCCTACACATCCGAGCTTCAAACCCTACCCGTCGAGGTCAAGCAATTCGGTACCATCGCAGGCCGTATCCGCCGCGCTCACAAGCTATTTATTTACCTGACCAACACCATCGGCATCATTCTTGGTAATGCGGTTGACTCGGCCCTAGAGGTTGTCCCGTTCGGCGGTGGATCTGAGAATTTGAACGAAGGCCCGGCACTCTTTACAGGCGTTCTTGAAAGAGAGCCGCCACTTGGATATGATAAAGAGGGTGTGCTTAAAATCTCTCACCCATATCCCACTAACATTACGGTAAATTATATTGCCCAAAAACTCTCGATTAACGGTTAAGCCGCTCAGTGTTTGGAATCTCGCCAAGCTCAAGCCGCATCCAGTACAGGCGAGTGAATTAGGTGGTATGAAGGAAATATTTAAGAAGGGTGTGCCGCCCCATCAAGCGATGTTTTACGAAGGTACAAAGTCTATTCTAGCGGCGGGGTTTATCGACATAGGTGGGGGACAATTTTACCAGTGGTCACTTTTCGGTGAAGGTATCAAAAGACACCATCTAAGATTTGTGATAAAATATTGTCGAGATTATCTAAATATGTTGGATTACAAGTCACTCCACCATATAATACGGAAAGACTTGGAGTGGACAAAACATATGATGAAGGCTCTCGGTTATAGATACGTTCGTGATGAAGATGAATTTACGGAACATTGGATAAGGGTTAAATAATGCCAGCAGCACTACCAGCCTTACCATATGTTATGGCCGGACTTTCGGTTGTGCAGGGCATCCAAGGATTCCAGCAAAACAACGCTATGGCGAAGTCGGTAGGACAACAGGCCGCCGCCAATATCCAGAACGAGAAAAACACATCCGCTATCAAGAAAAGCCAGTTGCTTCGCCAGCAAGAGATCGAGCGCGGCAAGGCTACCGTAGCGGCGGCAGGGTCGGGCGCGACCATCGGTTCGTTCGACACGCTGTTTGATGATAACAGTTCACAAGGACTCATAGATCAGGCGTTGCTCGAATATGACAGCAAGCTCACGCAAGAGAACATCCGCTACAATGCGGCAGTCGAGAAGCAGGGTTACAAGTCCGCCGCCACGTCCTCGCTCATTAAGGGCGTATCGTCGGCAGGTGCAGGGCTGTATTCTAGCGGTGCCTTCGGTAGCTCAGGTACGGCTTCGGGAGCCACGGGCTTTAATGGCACATTCAAGCCAGCATCATATGGCCCGCAAAACAAAATAAATTGGAGCTAGGATGAGAATACCGCAATACGATAACAAGGTAGCTGCTCCGAACGCTCCGCAGTTTAATAACACCCCGAATTTGAAAAATGATAGTTTGTCTGAATTGGCAGATAGCCTTGGCGAAGTACAGCAAGTTATGATGAAGGAAAAAGAGGAAGCGCAAAAGACCGCCTTCTTCCAAGCCGATACGTCTATTAAGATGGAGTTGGCAACGGCCAAGCATGATTTGCTCGAAAAGATTAAAAACGGCGGCTCTTACGCTAATGCGGAGGCCGAATATCAAAAAGCCCACGATGCCACGATAGCCAAGTATTCTAGCGTTTACGATCAGGACAAGTCCGGCAACACCAAGCTACGCGCTATGGCCGAGTATCAAGCCGATGGCTTGCAGAACGTCATGCAGATACGCGACACAGTAACTTCGCGCCGCAGGTCAGATACGGCATCAAGCGCATCCTTGCGCATGGAGCAGTTGAAGCGCGACTACGCTTTGGCTGAAACGCCAGAGCAACGCCAAGCCGCTTTGTCCGCAATGTCAGGCACTATGGCTAGTTTGTCCAGCACTGGCATTATCACGGGCGCGGAAGGCAAGTCTAAACTCACGGGCGTTATTCAGGGCGCGGAAGCTGACAGGCTTTCTTTGTTCGCGCAAAACAATGCCGCCAACCCGAAAGCCGTTCTTGATGAAGTTGAGCGTTCCAAAAACAATCTTAGCATTGATGCTTATATCAGTGCTAGAGGGCAGGCTCTTAATGAGATTGAGGTTTTGGGAACCGTAGATAAAGTCACGAATTATATGGCCGATCCCGCATCACACCCTGCCCCGAAACAGCAGGACGTTGATGTGGCTTTCACCAAGTATTTAACGGACAACGCAAAGACTATTGCCAAAGACCCGGCAAAGTTTGAAGCCGACACGATTGATCTATCCATCAAGTCAGGGCAAATACCGTCCAGCATTAGAGCGCAGGCCGACTCCTACCTTGGTGTTTACAATCAGGATATGAGCAAAGACCAAGCCGCCGCAACCGCGCAGTCTGCCCGCATTGTCACTGGAATATCCGATCAAGACGCAACTATCAGGGGCGGCAAGTTTGATGCAAAAACAATCGCCAAATCCAATTTAATAATGACTCGCATTGATGCTGGCATGTCAGAGTACGATGCCGTATCAAGCGTTATGTCGCAGTACGATGATGAAACTGCTACCAAGGCTTACAATTCTGGCAGAACATCCATCCTTACCGAGATCAGAAAAGGCAACGCTGATATACCAGCTTCGGGGGCCGACGCACGTTCACGCTATGTTGACCTTGTATCAGAAAACATATCTGTTGGTGCAAGCCTTGCTGATGCAAAGAACATTGCGAACAAACAAATCAAAAAAGAATACAGCGAATTTAATGGTGTCGATGTTTCCAACGCCGCCGACAAGGTTCCTGTCAATGGTGTGTTCTATGAGAAAAAAGATTATATAGCCGCCGCCAATAAAAAATATCTCGAAGTTACGGGAGAAGCTAAAGTACCAGAAGGCGTTAAGGTTGTGCTGCAAGGCGATAGGGAAACGCAAAGGCTCATTCAAATTGGTCAAACACCATCGTTCCCCATCATGCTCTATCCAGAAGATGATAGACCCATTCCGTTGTTCGACAAAAAAGGTATGCCCGTGCGCGTTATTCCTGATCCGACTTTCAAAAAAGTGGATAAGAACGCCGAGTTTAAAAAATCCTACAATCCGTTCAGGATGTAGCCATGGATGATGAATACAAAATCGAGCTTAATCTTACGGACGCACCGCCCGTAAAGTATCCGTATGCAGTTGGCACTATCGCGCCCACCGCACCATTCCAAGAGGCGGGTCAGAAAAGCAATATGTCTTATTTGGAAGCGTTCGGTGAGTCTCAGTTGGCGCACCGCATCGGTGTTTGGTCGGCAGTCACCTACGATAAGGTCATGCGCTCATATGACCAAAAAGACAATTTGGATAACAAAGATCCCACGTTCGATCCGTTCACGGTATGGAAAGAAAACAAACATCAGCCCGATGATTTCAATGCTATTGGCAACATGAAAAATTGGGATGAGTACAGCCTTTGGAAAGAAGTTAAAGATTACGAGAACGAAGCCGCCAAAAGAATTTCCGAGTCGGGTGGATGGGGGCAAGCCGCAACCTTGCTCGATCCCACGCTTCTCATAGGCTTTGGGGCTGAGGGTATTATCGGCAAGGGCTTGACCCGCATGGGCTATGGTCGCACTGGCGTTATTGCTGGCACTGGCGTTGCATCTGTAGCCGCGTATGAGGCTGGACAGCAAGTGGCGGATATTACTGATCGGCGCGATGTAGGAGAGAGTGTGTTCAATATCGCCGCCGCAGGTGTCATTGGTGGATTACTCGGCAAGGCTACAGAAACATGGGCAACGCGGGCCGCAAAAGGCAAGCTACAAGCCAAGGGCGACTTCCATCAAGCCGCATCGCAATATATTCAAGACGCGCAAACTTTGGAAACGCGGGCGCAGAGCGTTGGCGCGGCAGCAGTAGCGCAAGCTCCAGAGGATAGCCGCATACTTGGAACGGCAGCACGGTTTGTGGCGACAAAAATGAAATATCTTTCTCCCAAGTTGTATTCGCAGACCGCCGCCGCATCCGAGTCCAGATCGCTCGGTGATATGTTCTTCGGGCGCAACCAGAAAACCATCGCGGACGAGCAAGGTATTGCCCGTGGCATATCTGTGGGCGAGGAAAGCCGCAATATAGTCGATCAGTCATTCGGCCAGATTGCCAAGGACGCCGAGGAAATTGACGGTCTAATCAAGACAGGCCAAATCGTAGATGATGCTGTGGAGAAAGAAGCCATATTGCTCGCTGCAAACGGACGCAAGAAAAACCTGTCTGGCAATGGCGTTGTCAATGTTCTTGCCCGTCAGTACCGCGAGTTTTTCGGAAACTTTAACAAGACGCTCAATGAGCTAAAGGTTAAGGGCTACAACACGCTCAATGATTACGCTGTGCCGCTTCTTATCAAGGCCGAGCTTGTCAATAAAAACATAGAGCAATTCTCCGCCAAGGTTTTCGAGCGCATCGAAAAGGTAAAACACAAGGCCGAAATGGAATTATCGGCCATGGCGAACGAGCTTGACCGCATGAAAATGATGGGCGCAAAAGAAGCCGAGATTTTAGAATTTATGGAAGAAATGCGCGTTGTGCGTGAGCTTGTCGAAGAATCGGCAGGCGATTCATTGGCGAGGGCGCGAACTCTTGCAAATATGCTCGCAAGCGGTATGCACTCCAACATGAATATGGGTAGCTATGTAAACAAACTTATCCCTAACAGGTTTAAGCAGCGTATCCTTGATTTTGAAACCTTCATTGATTTTGTCGAAACTGATCCTGCACGTTTGAAGGCATTATATTCCCGCGAGGTCGCACCGTTTATCGCATCCCAAAAAGTCCTTGGCGATAAAACCCCTGTGGCCGCACTTGAAATGTATATGGAGAAAATGAACGGGAAGGTTGCCGCGCTTAGAGCAAAGTCAGAAAGCCTTGCTAAGGCTGGTAAAACCAAAGAAGCTGCCGCCGCCAACAAAGAAGCGGACGCACTACGCAAAGAAGCCGCACACATTACGGACAGCATCAAAAAAGGATGGGACGTTCTGACTGGCGAACACTTGGTTAAGCAGGTCGATACATTCAGCGCACCTGTTATGAACGTCATTACAGCCGCCAAGCACTTCACATCCATGACCAAACTTGGTGGTCAGGTTTTGGCATCACTTACTGATATGTCGGCCATTGCTTACACACATCACTTGAAAGGCGTTTCTGGTTTTTCTAAAGCTATTATAAAAGCAGCAACTTCGCCAGAGCTTCGCAAAATATCGAAGAAGAACGCGCTCACCATAGGCGTTAGCTTCGAGAAATCAATCCATGCGGAATTGATGAATAACCTCGCCAACGATTTTACAAATGCCGAGATATTCGGTACAGGTGCGACTGGTAAATTGGCAAAGGCCATGCAATATGGCTCATCTAAAATGCAGGTTTACAACGGTGTTACAACATATGATACCATTGTTCGCCGTGCGTTGTCTGTGGCACAGCAGGGTATATTGAAAAACAACCTAACTGATTTGGTTGCTGGTAGATTAGCAAAGAACGATGTTACTGATTTGGCTTTCCTTGGAATAGATAAGGTTGACGCTGGAAATATCCTTGCCCAAATGAAAACGCATGGCTCTAAAGTCGATGATGTATTTTTCGCAAACTCCCATCTTTGGGACGATAAAGCGGCCAAGGAAATATATGAGCGGGCATTGTTGCGCGACAACCGTAGAACATCTTTGCGTCCTAGTGTTGGTGATACGCCATTCATTTTCGGTGCGCCTGTCCTGAATTTGCTCACGCAGTTTAAATCATGGTCGGTTACGGCCACGCAGGTATATGGTATTTCCGCCTTGCAACGCGCCGATGCCAAGCATTTGATGGGTATAACAACCGTCATAGGATTGGCATCTCTCGCAAACTTATTAAATGATATCGCCAGAGGAAACGAGGTATCGCTAGACCTAGAAGAACTCATTTGGGGCGGCATCAACACTTCCGGTATTTTGGGTGTGTTGCCTGATTACGGCGGCTCATGGCTTGTGAACACTTACGCGGACATTAACGCTGGCGGTGGCAAATATTCTGACTATCAGACACCAACGAAGATGCTCGCTGGCCCTGCCGCGTCCACCATTAACGATCTTTGGGGATCGACTGGTCGCCCTGTTCTTCAAGGCATCGACCCAGATCAAGATGTAAATTGGCAGTCGTGGCAAAAGAGCTTACTAAACAGCACACCACTTCCTTTTGTTAAGCCCATTATCAAAAACGAATTGTTCGGAAAAGATAAATAATATAGGATATTCCCATGACAGTGAGTAGCGTTTACGAACCAGTACAATACACAGGAAACGGCGTTACCACGGCGTTTGCTTTTCCGTATATATTCTACGATGATACGGACATTATCGTAACCCTGACGCTCATTTCTACGGGCGTGGATACGGTTCAAGTTAATCCGACAAATTACACGCTGACGGGCGGAGACGGAGCCACGGGCACGGTCAACTTTGTCGCGGCACCATCGGCCTTGTATCGCGTGACCATCGAGCGTTCGATACCGTACACGCAAGAGGATAATTACGTTGAGGGTCAGGCGTTTCCTGCACAGACCATCGAGACGGCATTTGATCGTGGCGTTATCCGCGATCAGCAGATTAACGCGACATTGGA